ATATCATATTCATTCAAATATGTTTCCCCCTTTACAAGTTATTTTATGTTTTAGTCCGAATTTGTTTTTACCAGTGATAAGCAACTAATATTTTAACTTTTAAAAAATACCAACCATATTGTTTTCCCTCTACGTTGCCCAATTACAGGCTCGCAAGGAAGCAAGGTTTTAATTTTATAAAACGAGATTTGTTCCTCATTCCATTTGAATATCAGTGTCCCATTCTTCTTTAAAACTCTCCAACATTCAGATAGTCCTTTTTTAATGTCGTCTTTCCAAGTTGTATCTAGCCTTCCATATTTTAATTTAAGAAAGGATTTCTCTCCTGCCCTTATTAGATGAGGCGGATCAAATACTACTAGATAAAAACTTTCATCCTCAAAAGGAATATCTCGAAAGTCTGCGATTATATCAGGTTTAACGATTAGCTTTCTACCATCACATAACCTTGTATTTTCAGTTCGATTATCCATGTAAATAGCATCTTCATTTTCTTTGTTAAACCAAAACATTCTGCTACCACAGCTCGCATCCAGTATTTTCATTAATATTTCTTTCTATCGATTAACCCATTTCATGCAGCCTAGCTTCAGGTAATGAAACTTATCATCTTCTGTTAAAGGGACCGCATTTTTACGAGGCTTAGCTTTCTTATGGAAGCTATTTACCTTGCCGTATATTATGCCATTATAATCCATTAACTCATCAATTAATATAAGACCTGCGTTATCTATCCTTTCATCGATTTCATCCTTATGTTTTAAATATAAATCTGTTGGGATTGCATAATATAGCTGTCTAACATTTGGGTGGTTATGATAGTTTTCCTTTTTGAAGTCATCTCTAAAGTCATAGATATCAATCTTAATTTCCACCTCTGTAAGGTAATTTGATTTACGACCAAAATAAATCAGATCAGCTTCATACTCCTTATGCCCCTTTTGATACATTAATACATTAGGTATACATACGTTTTGTAAAAACAGATGTTTTCCTAATGCTTTTTGAATTCTTATTTCATCCATAGCGCCATCCTTTCTAGTTAAAGGAATATCCCCATATTTTTTGTAATGTGTAAAATTACATAGTCTTCATCATCCTGAATAATCTCATCAGCCATAGTACCGATGAATTTTCTGTTATCGTTTTCTAGTACACCAGCTAATTGCAGTCCATCTAAAATAAACTTCTTGGCAAAAGCCACATTATCCGGATCATGTCTAGTTGATGAATGCCATTCAAACAATAAGTCTACCTTGCCAGCAACAGGAGGTATGCTTTGCTCGATGCATTGCACCCTTACCTGCTCTGTGCATTTTTTCTTCATTGCTGCTGCAGCAATTGTTGAACCTCGCTCACAGTCAATGTACTCGTTCAATGTTGGGAATCTATCATGGGTTTTCTTTCTAAATCGAAACTGACAACGCAGGATAATCTTCATCGGTGTGATTCTCCAAAAAATATAGCTTCAGCATATTCTCCTCTTAAACGGTCATATATCCGTTGGCTATAATGATCTTTTGTCCAAGTTTCGCTGTAATTCGTTGTCAATACAATGGGTTTCATTCGGTTGTAGCGGTCTATGATGATACTCTCAACTTTTGCTGATACCCATTCTGACTTTGAGTACTCTGCCCCAAAATCGTCCAACAATAACAATGGGATACTACGTAATTTCTGCTCATAGTTCATAAAAGCTACATTATCACCTTTTGATAAAGAGAGCATCGTGTCTAATAAATTGGGCATCGAAATCATCATGCAGCTTTTTCCTAACGCAATAACTTCTTTTAGCAAGCTAACAGCAATAGATGTTTTTCCTGTACCAGCAGGGCCCCTCAATATGAGCCCCTTTCCAGCTTCAATATTAGACTTTAAATTATCTGAGTACTGCTTAACAACTTCATAAGCATCTGCATTTTCTTTAGGGAAATGTCCATGTTTACGCAGCCACTCAAAATCCATATCATAGTATCGCCGAGGGATACCAACAGCAGCATAGTCTCCATTGACATCACTCTTAATCACTACAGGCTTATCATATACCGGATAAAAGAACTCATCCTTTACCATGGACTCGCTCGTATTCTGCTTGCCAGTCGACTTCTTCATCTTTTCGAGAAACGTTTCTAGCATTTCCGTTACGTTTACTTCTTCCAAAATCTTTTTGCACCTCCTTCTTTAGATTCCCTGCCGTGACAGTTTCAACATACTTGATGCTATTACCGCCATTATCAGCTGTGGTGTTGATAGCCACAACAACTCGTTCCTTGCCATAAGACTCAACCAGATCATCTAACCGGTCTTTAATGACAGGTGATACATCTCCGATTGCTTTCATGTACAAATCATAAATGGGTTTATTTTTTACTTCATCATCGTCAAACATAGATAGAGGATTTTCATCTTCACGCGCGCGCGTATCTCTCTCTATATTATTAATTTCCTTTTCTTTCCTTTCCTTTTGTTCGTTTTGTTCAACGACCGTTGAATCTCGTTGAACGACCGTTCGTTTTTGTTCCTTTTTTCTTCGTGCTTCGCCACTTTTAATGCCCGCCAACCTACGCTGTTCCTGCTTTTTTTCATACTTGTTTCTACGTTCTTCTTGCCTACGAATTAAACTTGGAGACCAAAAGTACTCGTCATCGCAATCAAGCAATTCAAAATCATGAATCAACGAATTTATGAACAAAAACGACTCGTTCGAACAAAAAAAGTTATGTTCGTTTTCGTTGAACGGTCGTTCGTTTTCGTTGAACGGTCGTTCGTTTTCGTTCAGAATTCCTAATTCTTTATCAAGAGCGATGAATGTATATTTCTTGAAAGGCAATTTATAGTCATCAGATGAAGCTAGCTTTTCAATTAATTTCCACCACCACGCATATGAAATAACTCCGAACTGCGATTCCATTGCTACTATCTTAGGATCATTACTGGCATTTACATCGTGGCTGAAGTAATATACATCCTTAGCCATCTATTACTCCTCGTCTGCAAATAAAGCCCCTTGTGCACGTTTACCAGCAATAAACCTTACACATTCATCAATTAAGTCTTGCACTGAAATAGCAAATGTACGATCTGCATACTCTACCGGCAACCAATCAGTCTTGAATTTCAATTCATCAGTGGAGGTTGCATCTTGTATAATGCCTTCAACGCTGACTTTCTCCACCACATCCTCGATAACGCCATATTTAAACTTGAATGACCTTACGACAAACGGGATGTTAAACTCCTCCAGGAATTCAAAGTTCTTTTTCATAATAGCCTGTAGTCGGCTGAAAGCTTGCATAAGTTCAGGTCGTGGATCATCTTTAGATTTAATGGTAAAGACATCTGTCAGACCAGTAGCAGATGGTTTCTGATAGGCGATATTGATATCGTTATCTGTAATTTGAATCGATTTAACAATCATAATGGACTCCTTTCTTGTTCTACGATTACATATTTGCCGGTGGCAGCTTCAACAGCTTGTTTAAACATAGCGGCATCAGAGTTTTCATCGGATAAATGAAGCAGTCGAATGTCCTGGCACTTAGTAAGGTCCATAGACTTTAGAAATTTAATAACATTCTCTAGCGAAAAATGGGATTGAATTAATCGTTCCATACGTTTCTCATGCAGGTATCCATCATCAACGCGTTGGTTTAGGATTTCATATGAATGATTACACTCTACGAGGATGTGATCCACCCCCTTAAATGTGTAACGGCAATAATAGGTATCAGTGATGTATAAAAGTTTTTCTTCTCCGTCGGTTATTAAAAACCCAACATTCGGAACATCGTGCTCTAATTCAAATGGTAAGATAGTAAAATTACCAATAGAAAATTGAATCTTAGGCGTTATATAAACCACTTTATGATGTCCGGCAACATAGATAGCCTCAGCTGTGTCTTTTAGCATGTACACACGATGTCCGAGTTTTAATAAATCAGGCACGGCCTTGCAATGGTCGCCATGTTGATGAGTCACTAATACACCGCATAGATGCACAAAATTAAATCGACAATACCGCTGTATGTCTTTAAATGCTAACCCTGCATCTAGTAATAATTCATCCCCATTAGTTGAGGTTTTGATTCGGTAGCAGTTCCCTTTTGAGCTACTACCGAATGCTTGAATACTAATCACGATTAATCACCAAACATATTGACGACTTCGCCTGTTTCAGGATTAACAAACTCACTGGCAGGACCAGGTTCTATGTCAATGGCTTCAGAATTTGCATTATTAGCGATTGTTTCTGCTACATCTGATTGAACATCGATAGTTTCACCTTCGAAATCAGGGGTGAGCTCGCCATTATTATCACGAATGACGGCGCCATCTACAGAGATTGCATTAGCCATGTTCTGCATTTCGACTGATAGAATGCCATATTTACTTAACAAACGTTTTAGTACTGTTTTGATGGCCATTGCGTCAAAGTCAG